TTTCTTTACTTAATCTTTTAGCCGCAGCTACTTTTAATGCACATCCACGTTTTGATAAATTATTTTTATCAAAAACATCAATCCTTTTAGCCCCCATATTAACAGCATTTAAAATTTGATCACCTGAAGACCCTACAGTTAAAAAATCTTCTACTGAATTAAAAGGTGCATAATAGGTACGCATATCTTCTGTTGCATGACGATAAAGAGGTGCATATTCTTGAAATTCATCCTCTGTCATATAATGAATTAACATTTTGACTAGTTGATTTTCTTGGGGAGAATTGTCATTAAGAATTTTTAATGTTTCATTAATTTCTTCTTTTAATTTTTGTTTTTCTACATAACTTAGCATTATTTTTCCTTTCTTTTTGGTCTTATAATAGTATATATTTTTATTTTTGTCAAAAAAAATTAAGGATAAACTCCTTAATTATTTTGTATATTCACAAGAGGAACATTTTACTCCATCTTTTTTATATGTATGTATTGCTAAAATAATCACATATATTGCAATAACTAGTGATATCATGTATGCAAAATAGAAATTAACAATATAGGTTAAAGCTATAATTATTGTATAAAATATATATTTGTTTCCTAATATAGCTTTTTCTATTCCTATCATGACAAATGGAAAAAGGATTAATGCATCTGAAAAATATTATAACAAGCTTGCAAAAGCAGTAAACAATGCAGATGGTGCATCCAAAAAAATGGCAGACACAATGTTAGACAACCTTGAAGGTTCAATTACCCTGTTCCAGAGTGCACTGGATGGTGTAAAACTCTCCCTTGGGGAGAGGTTTTCACCTTACGTACGCAGCATGGCAGACGGGCTTGCAGCAGCAATGCCAGACGTTGAAAAAGCACTGGACAGCCTTATGGACAAGGCAGACACCAGGATAAGCCAGCTTAAAAATAAATTCAAAGATATTTCATTAACAGAAGAGTGGCAGGGGGCAGATTTCCTAGGCAAAGTTTCCATTGCATGGGATGAATTTATCGCCCAGCCGTTTGAGGAATGGTGGGATGGCACAGGAAAAGCACAGATTGCAGGCATAGCAGGGGATTTTGGCAGCCTTCTTGGTTCAGGGCTGCATACAGGCATAATGGCACTGTTAGGATTTGATGTGTCTGGTACACTGGATGAGGGTGCAGCCATAGGGAAATCATTTGCAAAAGGTTTTACAGAAGGCTTTGATTATAAAGAAATCAGCAGCAGACTGTGGGAAGGTTTAGGCAATATAGTTAAAAATGCAGGGAAATTACTGCCAGGTGGCGAAGAAGCAGATTTATCTTCCCTCCTTTCAGCAGCCCTTCTGGCAAAAATGGCAAAACCTGTCATAAGTGCTGGTTCAGGTATTGCAGGTGCAGGCAGGGCACTGTTTACACCGCTTGAATCTGCAGGCGGTGCTTCATTTGCAGGTTCTGTAATAGGTTCTGCAGGTGCAGGGACAGGACTTCTTGGTCTTGGGTCTAAAGCAGCTATAGGTCTTGGCGCAGGAAATCTTGCAGGTGGTGCTTCGCTTAGTGCAGGTGCATTAAGTGCTGTAGGTCTTGGTGGCATAGCAGGTGGCATAGCAGGCGGTGCCAGCTTTTTTAGTGGGGCTAAGGACTGGTATATTGCTGCAACAGAGAAAGAAATAGACCCAGAAAAGAAAATTGCTTATAACGAGTCAGGAAGCTGGAAAATTGGGGGTGTAGCAGGTGGTGCACTGGCAGGTGCAGCCATAGGAAGTGTTGTGCCAGTCCTTGGTACAGCAGTTGGTGGTTTAATTGGTGCAGGTGTTGGTGGTATTGCAGGCTTCATTAAAGGCAACAGTGTCAAAGAAGAATATGAGGAAAAACAAGCTGCTGCAGAAGCAGAAGCAAAATTAGAAGCTGAGAAGATACAAAAAGTATATGATGCTACTGGCAGAAGAATTGAAGATATAAAATTCAAGACAAAAGACCTTAAAAAAGCAATGGATGATACAACAGTTACAACAGAAGAATTTGCATTAATATTCCAGAAAGCAGTTTCAGATAATGTGGCTGGGCATTTTGGTGATGTTTCATTATCACTGGCAGAAATACAGAAAGTGGCATCAGGTATTGTGTTTGGCAGACAGACCAGAGGGATAGAAACATTTAATGAAGCATCACAAAAAACTGGTGAAGCACTTGCGTCATTCCAGGCATCCGCCAGGGATTTACAGAAGATGGACTGGGAAATAGGTATTAATACAAAACTGTGTCCTGCTGATAAAGAAAGCTATAAAGAAATGGCAGACAAGTTTGCAGATGAAGCTAAAGAATATTTAAAGAGCCAGCATTATGAAGCCGCCGTTGCAATGGGACTTCTGGCAGGAAAAGACAGTGGCAGTATGACAAAAGGTCTTGACAGAATGTATAGCCAATTGCAGAAAAAGGTTAAAAGATATAGTAAAAAGCTTGATGCTAAAGTAGAAGTTTCAATGGAAGACGGGGTTGTTGATATTGATGAGCAAAAGGAAATAACCAGGTTTCAACAAAAGATTTCAAACATAACCCAGAAAGTGGCATCAGCACAGGAGAAAGCTTCTTTTGCCTCAATGAAAATAAAGTACAGTGGTGCTGCTTTGTCACAGGAAAGTTTTGCAGGCATACAGGAAGAGATAAAAAATAATGTGGAATCAATGACGGGAAATTATGACAATGCATTGCAGGTATCTTTATCTAACCTACAGCTCCAGTTTGATGAAGGTGCTGTTGATGAAGACACATATAAAGAACTGTACCAAAAAATTGCAGATGGGTACAACAAACAGATGGAAAGACTTAATGGAAGGGCACTGGATTTCCAACTTGATACTATTGCAGATGCATATAAGAAGGAGCTGGAAAATATACTGCCAGATGTTGAAGGTAGTACATCAGAACGCCTGAAAGAAGCACTGGACAAGGCAATAGCAGTAAAACCAGATGCACAGCAGTGGACACAGGAAGAAATTATAAAGTGGTTCGGCCTTGAAAGCCTTGATACAGTAACACAAGAAGCAGTATCAGGGCTGTTACAGAAGACAGCAGAAACTGTTCCAGACAGTGTGGCAGGTGCACTTAATGAAAATTACCAGCAGACAGTGGCAGAAAATATCCAGCAGATTTTAGACAACCAGGCTTTTAACAGCCAGTTTATGGAAGCAGGTACTTCATATGGACAGTCATTGACAACAGGAGCATCAGACAGTATACTTTCTGGTTCTTCACTTCTAAGGGCATCTGCACAGACATCATTGGATAATGCTTTTGCCAGCCCGTTCAGTGTTACTGCAAATGTAAATGTTACACCAGAATATAAATTAAATGGTTCATTTGCTGCGAATGGTCTTGGTGTCAACGGAAAGAGCATGCAACCAAAGGAAACACTGCCATCAAGACATGCCGCAGGAGGATATGTCGGTGCGCCACAGCTATCATGGCTTGCAGAAGAAGGGTATGGTGAATTTGTAATACCTACAGCACCAGGAAGGCGGAGGAGGGCACTGGAACTGTACAGGCAGGCTGGCAATGCCCTTGGCATCAGCAGGCATGCAGATGGTGGTTTTGTAATACCAGGGGCAGGTGACGCCATGCCAGAAGATGATGCACATGAAAGGAAAGGTGTTTCTGTATTTGCAGGGAAAGGAAGCATTGCAAACATGGCAGCACCACAGGTAAACATTGAAGTTAAAATAGAACCGCAGATTGAAATTAATGCCAGTGAAGGGCAGAGTGAAGAAAGTATTGCTGGTATTGTTGTTAAATATATTGAAAAAATGGCGGACAGTGTTGTATCAGGGATTGCAGACCAGATAAGTGATGCTTTCTCAAATATGCCAGCACCACTGGAAGGGGTATAAGACATGAAAATTACTTTAAAGCCAGCCAAAGGGAGCAGGTTTGTTTTTTCAGTCCTGCCAGAAGAAATACATGGCAGGAGTTCTGCAAGATACCAGAGTTTTGACATTATATCCAAAGGTGCTGTAAAAGTACCAAGGGGGACAGAGGTTACAGAAATATCATGGGATGGCGAGTTCTTCGGAAAGTCTAAAAGGAAAGAGGCAATGGTCCAGACATCCTGCTGGAAACCGCCAAAAAGCTGTGTTAAGACACTTATGGGCTGGATGGAGGATGGCACAGAACTGAACCTTATTGTTTCTGGCACATGGATTAACCTTGATGTGACCATTGCATCATTCAGCCCTGTGGAATATGGGGCATATAAAAATGTAAAGTATTCTATTACATTTGCTAAGGCAAAGAATTTAGAAATTTATACTACAAAGGAAACAAAAGCTGGCAGGAAGAAAAAAACAAAGCCAAGACCAAAGAAAAAAGATAACAGCAATGCTGGAAGCACTTCCAGTTATTATATTGTAAAAAAGAATGACACATTAATTAAGATTGCGGGAAAAACTGGAAGCCAGTGGAAAGAAATTTATAACTGTAATAAGGAGTTAATAGAAAAAACTGCAAAAAAACATGGACTGCAAAACTCTGACAAAGGACACTGGATATTCCCAGGGACAAAGCTTGTGATACCATAGGGAGGTGTGTGTTATGGTTGATGTGGCAACATTGCGGTATAAGCTGGTAGCAGTTATTAATAATAAAAAATATAATATTACCAGTTACACAGAAAACCTGTCATGGGAAGAAAACTGCAATGAGATTTCAGGGCGCATTACTTTTACATGCCGTAACAGCAATACAAAAGACGGTAAACGGAAATATACAGAAGTTGCAAGTGGCACTGTTGTAACGTGGACACCAGCAAACCAGAGCAGTTCACATGATTTTAAATGTGTGTGCTATGACATGCTTTATAACCTCCAGAAAAGCCAGGATAATTTCTTTTTCCGTTCTGGGACAGGGACAAAAACAAGGATAAATAAAATCCTTGGCAAATGGAAAGTGCCGCTTGGCAGGTATGAAGGACCCGATAAAAAACATGGGAAAAAGAAATACCAGAATAAATATTTATCTGATATACTGCTTAATATTTTAGATGATGCAGTAAAAAAAGGTGGCAAAAAGTCTGTAATACGTATGGAAAAAGGCAAGGTTTCCATTATACCAGAGGGCAGCAACAAAGACATATATGTTTTTAAGGGGAATAATATAAATGCTGCCATAAGGAACAGAAGCATTGATGGTCTTGTCACAAGGGTAAAAGTTGTGGGAAGGTCTAAAGAAAAAGGCAGGGAAAAAACGGAGGCTGTACTTGACGGTCTTACAAAGTACGGGGTAAGGCAGAGGATTTATACCAGGGGTTCAGACGAATCAATAAAGGATGCTAAAAAAGCAGCACAGGAAATATTAAATGAAGATGGTACTGCCAGGCTGGAAGTTACTGTGGAAAGCCCTGATGTCCCATATATATGTAAAGGCGATATGGTTTATATACAGACAAGGGGCGTCAGGGGGTATTTTATTGTTTCTGGCATACGGCATGATGCTTCATCATGCAGCATGTCAGTTGAAGCAAAACCGTCACAGAAAAACAATGTATCAAAAAACCAGAATATTGTACAGGCAGATTACAAGGCAGGGGATATTGTTTCTTTTAACGGCGGTACACATTATGTTTCTTCTTCTGGCTCCAAAGGATATGAAGCAGAGGCTGGAAAGGCAAAGATTACAAAAATAAAAAGCCAGGAAAAACACCCGTACCATTTAATACATACAGATAAAAACAGCAATGTGTATGGCTGGGTGGACAGCGGCAGTTTTATGTAAAGGGGTGGTATTTTGCAAAAAACAGAAAAACATACAAAGCAGGGTGCAGAAAAACTTGCAGCAGTTTTTGTGGATGAAATATATAAACGTTCAGATAAGAATCTGGTACTTGATTTAGGTACAATAAAAAGCAATGGCAATCTTATGACAGATACATTCCCCAAAAACATAGGCAGGGAAGATTATTCTGTTCTGGAGCATTGCATATGCCATGGCTGTAACTGCCAGTGTGGAAATGAAAAATGCTGTAAAGGAATTAAAAACTGCCATAATAAAGCAGTTATTAAAGAAGGGGAAGAAACAAGGGTGTTTGTGGCATGGACCGGTGATGAGGCTGTTGTTATAGGCGTCATTGCACGATAAAGAGGTGTATTATGGAAAACGGGCTTATACAGGAATATGGCATGGAAGATTCTGGCACAGGGGATGGTGAAGAAGAATATGATACAGAGTACAGGCGCAGCCTGAAATGGGATGCAGAAACAGGGGATTTTGCACGTGACAGTACAGGGCGTATTGCAGAGGCAGACGGGTATGAGGCGTTTGCCATATGGTGTTACAAGATGGTACAGACAGAACGCAGCAGCCATATGGCATATATGGAAACAGTATCAGGCAATGATTTAGGTGTGGAAACAGAAGAAATTGCAGAAGAGGATGACCACGAAACAGTGGAGTCAATGTTACAGAGGACATATACAGAGGCACTTTTATTAAACCCACGTACAGAATCGGTTTCTGGTTTTGAATTTAGCTGGGAGGGTGACACAGTCCACTGTACATTCCAGGTGAAAGGTACAGGCTGGGACGACACAGTGCATATATCAGTTTAGGGGGTGTTAAATATGCCGCAGCTGGAATTTATACAGCCAGACTTTATGGAAGGCAGTTCAGCAGAAGATATCCACGAAAGGATGATGGAAAACCTGCCAGATGACATAGACAGCACACCAGGAGGTTTTCCATATGATTTGACAATGCCGTCAGCAATAGAAAAATCAGAACTGGTAAATTTTCATCTTGAAAGGGCGTTAATGCTTGCCTTTCCGCAGTTTGCCTGGGGTGAATGGCTGGAGCTGCATGGCCAGCAGGTGCATGTGGCAAGGCATAAGGGACACCATGCTTCGGGGTTAGTTGAAATAACTGGTGAGCCTGGGACAGAAATAGAAGCAGGCACAGTTCTCCTTGTGCCAGCTACAGCCAGTTCAGCCGCTATTGAATTTGAAACAGACATTAACTGCATTATAGGGGAAACAGGCATTGCCCCTGTAAATGTCACTGCTGTGGAAGCAGGTGCAGGGTCTAATGTAAAAGCAGGTGCAGTCACAATAATGGATGAACCGCTTGACGGGGTTACAGGCATAACAAACCCGTCACCAATAACAGGGGGTACATCTGATGAAAGTGATGACAATTATTATGACAGGATTGCAGCAGAATATGAAAACAGCAGGACATACCTTGGCAATGATGGTGATTATAAACGGTGGGCACAGGAAGCAGGTGCAGGCGACTGTATTGTTGACCCTGCTGCAGACGGGCCAGGCACAGTCAGGCTGGTACTTGTTGACCAGAACGGGCAGCCTGCAAGCCAGAAATTAACAGAAGAAGTTTACAGCTACATTGTTTCACCAGAAGACAGGACAAAACGCCTGCTGCCTACAGCATGTGCAAAATTAACATGTGTCCCTGCTACAACTGTTACTGTAAACTATTCATGTAGTGGCTTGCAGTTTGATGCTTCAACAAATACAGAGGAAATAAAAAAGAATTTTAATGAAGCATTAAAAAAGATATATGAAGAAGCTAAGGCAGAAGGTGTATTAAGGTATAATAAGGCAAGGTCTTTAATTGTAAATATTGATGGTGTTGAAGATTTTAAGGTTTTCCTTATGAACGGGGCAACAGAAAATATTCCTTTAGAAAGTGGGGAATACCCGGAAACAGGCATATGTGATTTCAGCCAGGAGGCATTATGGAAAAGTTTGACATAGAAAAATTCCCAACAAGCAGGGCAGCAGTGGACATGCTCCATTCCATATCAGAGGATTTTTACCAGAAATCTTATGTAATGAAGTGGCTGCTGCAGGTGGCAGGGCTTGAATGGGATGAGGCAGAAAGCATATTGGAAGGGCTTCCTTTGCAGTTTTTCCCAGAAACAGCAACATGGGGTCTTATGTACCATGAACAGAAATGGCAGCTTCCTGTAAAATATAACCTGGGATATGAAGAAAGAAGAAAACTCATATACCAGAGGCGTGATTTTACAGCCCCTATGACGCCTTATAAAATGGAATTATACATCAAAAAAGTTTTAGGGATTGAAACACATATAACAGACTGCCACGACCCAGGGGAACGTGGGTTTATTCCAGGACATCCTAATATTTTCAAAGCTACATTTGTTACAGAATACACACTGGATGTTGCTGTTGTATCTGCAGTACTGGATAAACTGAAACAGTCACATACAATCTATACAATAGAAGATTTAATACAGGCTGTTATTGACAGCAGTAACCTGGAAGGAATTTTATTTAAGAATATAAACCAGAGGTTTGCAATACCCTTCTGGGGTGGTTTTGTTTTCGACGGCACATGGCTGTTTGACGGGAGCATGGTATTTAAAAACAGAAGACGTTACGGTCTTGGCATCCTGGTAATGCATGGTATTAAAATAGTATCAGGACAGGATAAAAGACTTTATATAAAATACAAGTTGCATATAAAGCTGTCTGAAAAGTGCAGGGCACTGCTTACAAACCATTACTGTACCAGGTGGCTGGGTTATGGTGCTGTGGCCATGCAGGGGCACAGGTTTGGAATTACAGCCAGTAAGGAAACCAGCCTGCCTTGTATATGTATAAAAGGTAAACAATATATAAATACAGGGACAGAAGCCAGTTTTACAGGAAGGGTTTCTGTCCCTTTAAAGTCTGGTACAGAGGCTTCATTGCAGTGCCATATATTTGTAAATTCCAGGCAAGAAAAGGCAGGGAATTTTTCGGTTGAAACAAAAAGCAAAGATTACTGGCTGTTTGATGGTTCTGTTAAAATGGACGGCAGCAGGAAATTTAATTCTATTTACAGGAAGGAAACGGAGTAATGGGGACAGAAAGTGTTGAGGAAAAGAATAAAAATGTAGTTATCACAAAGAAAGCAAGGGAAAAGCTTGTAAAAGCAAGGGCAGGTGATTTAACACTGCCAAAGATTGCAGGGATGGCTTTTGGCAATGGCGGTGTAGATGCAGATGGTACAGTAATACCCCCTGTGGAGTCACAGGAAGGGCTTGCCAGTGAAATATTCCGCAAAGAAATAGAAAGCCACAGCTACCCCGAAGACACTACATGCAGGTATGTATGTACATTATCATTTTCAGAGCTTGCAGGGGAAGAAATCAGCGAAATAGGGCTGTATGATGAAGAGGGTGATATTGTCTGCATTAAAACTTTTATGCGTAAAGGCAAGGACAGTGATGTTGAGCAGACATATACACTGGATGATATTTTCTAAGCCTGCAGGAAAGGGGATATTATGAAAGGATATACAAACAACAATCCTGTATTTTCAGACAGCATACAGGTCATAGAAGAGGGTGACCCAGGTCATGCAGTTAATGTTAATATTGCTACAAAACAGCTCCTGGACAATGACCTGCGCCTGAAAAACGCAATAAACAAGTGCGAGAAGATAAACATTCTTACAGCAGGGCAGACAAATGTTACATTTGCATTTTATGAAGGCAGCATAACAGAAAACAGCAGGATAAGCATTGAAGCAAGCGTGCCAGATGTAAGCTATGAAAATATAACAGTAGACGGGGATAATGTCGCAGTAACCTTTGAAGCACAGGAAGAAGATATACATGTAAAGGCGGTGGTAACTGATGCAGTGGT